TCACGAATCGAGAATTCTCGGCTCGGCGAGCGGGATCAGTTCCTCTCGAATGAATTCGATCCGGCTCAAGAGATTCCTCGCGTTCTCCTCCGTTTCAGCCGCGGCGATCGGGTGGCAGTCGTCGAGGTCATCGCCCGCAAGCATGCTGTCCGCCCAATCTTGCGCGATGGCGCAATAGAGTCTCAGCGCAATCGCCGGCGTCGGCGCATCGTCCGTCTCAAAGTGCATCGAGGGGTTATCTCCGACCACCACCCAACGCTCGGCGTCTTCGAGCCTTCAAGGCGCCACGAAGCGCACCAGGAAGAGCGCCAGGATCGGCTCAATTCCGAATGCGAGGATCAGTTCGGTGACGGGCTGAGTGTGCGGATCGCGATCAGTAAACGCCCGCGCCTCCGCCTCCATCGGTGCGGGACTGCGTCTAAACCGGTTCTCCAGTTCGACGCCTGTAGGATCGCTGGATTGATGGGCCTACCGGGCACTGCCGGCCTAAACTTTTTTGGACTGACTCGCGACTGACCAACCCCTACTTCCCCCAACCCGTACCGCCGCCCACATCAGCGCCCGCCGCCAGCCCGGTACGCCGACCACCGCCATCGCCTCGGTGAAGATCGCGTCGGCCCGGGCGCGACTGAACCGCCCCCCCTCGCCGCCGGTCGCATAGAGCCAGTCGTGCAGGATTGCGGGTCGCGCCCACGGGCCCAGCGGAGGGAACAGGTTCCAGAGACCCCAGGGGATGCTTGCGAAGTCAGTCTCGAAGCCTGCGGGCGCGGTGATCGCCTCGTGGCTGTCGGCCGCGCCCACGCGGTACTCCAGGGCCTCCAGCAATCGCACGCAAACCCGCCCGCCCTGCCTGCGGCCCGGGACCTCCTCCACCCGGAACGCCCCGGTGATCCGCGCCGGCGCGCTCATCGCGGCGGCTCCTCATCGGGCGCGCAGCGGATCGAGATCGAGGCCGTGGGTGGCGCCAGGCCGCCCAGCGTGCCGACATAGCTGCGTTCACAACCGCGCAGATTCTCCAGCAGCTTGGCCGTCGCCGCCGCGTCGGTCCCGCCCACGCTGGCGCAGCCGGTCAGAGCCACTGCGCCCGCGGCCACAACAGCCGGCCGGCTCGCCGCCCGCAACAGCCCCAGCGCATAGTCGCCGGATCGCGTCCGCGTCAGGACCTGCCGACGCAGCCTCGGATCGAAGGAAATGTGGCACCACGAACCCTCCTCGATGATCTGATCGAACGCCAAGTCCGCCGCCGCGAGCGCCCGACACACCTGTGCAGGATCGCCAAAGCCGTGGCAGTTGAAGTCAACCGCATAGCCCTTCAGGTGGGCCGACGTCCGGGCGCCGCCGACGCGGCGGTTGAGCTCGGGCGAGCGATATCCACTGGTGACGGTGATCACCCGGTCATCCAGTTCGGCCCTCACCCCCTCCATGCGCCGCGCGGTCTCGCGCAGCGTCTTGATCACCTCCGTGGGCGGCCGGTTGTCGATGTCTCGGTGCTGGGTGATGCAAAGTTCCTCCAGGGTGAAGTTGGGCGACAGTCGGGTAGTCATGCCGGCCTCCAGGGCTGGGGTTGAGGGTCGAGTTGAGGTTCAAGCCGCGCGCTATGCGGGGGCGCCGCAGGCGGGGGCGGTTGTGGCGGCGCGGTGTGATCCGCCCAGATCTGCGCCAGCGCCCAGGCCAACAACGCGGCGGTCACGCCCCAGGCCCGCGCCTTCAGAGCCTCCACGGCCTTGAGCGTCGAACCCGCCGCCGCGCGGATCTCGCCCAGCCGCTCCTCGCAGCGCATCTCATGGTCGTTGAGGCGTTGTTCGACGGTCGCCAGCCGTTCGCTGAGGGCCGCCATCAGGTTTTCGTCCCGATGCTGCCGCCGAGGGTCACGCCCTTTGTCTTCTCGACGCTCTGGTCAGACTTGACGCCGGCCTCCGTCTCGCCGGCGAATAGGCCGATGGGCAGCCCCTGCAGCATGGCGACAATCTGCTGGGTGCTGGTCAGGGGCGCGCTCAGTTGCGCCTGCTCGATGCCGCGTTGTGCAGCCCCTACCGCGCCCAGCGCCTCGATGTTGGCCCTGCGGTTGGCGTCCAAGCCGCTCGCCAGCCCTGCCAACTGATCGGCGACGGTTAGCTGGCGCGCGCCGAGCCCTTCGGCGAGAGCGATTTTCAGCGCCCTGTCGTGCAGCGCCAGCTGAGCATTGGCGATCCGGGCCTGGGTCGCCCGGTCGGCGTCGCCTTGGGCCGCCCCCAGCGCGGTTTCCCAGCCAGAGGACCGGAGCCCGCCCAATGCGCTCGCCCGCGCCCGCGCCAGTTCGCCTTCGGTGAAGCTCCGCGTCAGGGCGGCGCCCGAGCCGCCAAAGGCGCCTGCGCCCGCCAGCTCCAGATCCTGCCGCGCCCGGGTCCGACCGGCATGTGCATCAAGATCCGCGGCGGTCGCATCCACCACCTGGCTCAGATAGGGATTCAGGTAGCGGTCGGTGTAGTCATAGGCCTTGCCGCCCGACGCGAACGGCGTCGGCGCCTCCTGGAAGGGTTTGGCCCAGCCCCCATCCGCAGCGGCGCGCGTGAAGTCCACCGCCTGGCCATAGATTCCTTCGTAACCGCCCAGGTCGGCGGCCCGGTGCGCAGCTTCGTTCTGCAGCGGATGACTGGACGCCACGTCGGCTGCGGGATTGCGCCCGAGCAGGCTCTCCACTCGCCCCGCCGCGCCTTCGGTCAAGGATGTCGCCCAACCCGGCAAGGTTGGAGTCCGAGTGGTGGAAAATGTGCCGTTCGACGTGGTGGTCGTCTTGCTCTTGTTGCCGCTGAAACTCAGCCCCCAGGGTGGGAACGCCATCAGAATTCTCCTTGGTGTCTGTCAGGCCGCGCCGGCTGGCGCGGCGTCGAACATCGGCTTGCCGATCCGGCAGCCGGTGGGTGCGCTCTCACCGGAGACACGCAGCTTGAAGAGCCGACCCGCGATCAGTAGATCCGCCTTGGCCGTCCCGGGCGCCAGCGTCACCGCCTGACGCGCGGTCTCCGGCCCCTGTGGATGCAGCCGGGCGACCGCCTCCACGGTCACGGGCCCGGCCTGGTCCCGGAAGTCGGGCCACAGGCCGCGGATCAGCAAAGTCTGCTCAGGGTCCAGGTGCGCATCGGCGGTCTCGATCCGCCAGGAGAACGGCGCGCCGTCCGCCGATCGCCCCTTCTCATGCAGATGGATCGCGCCGCCCGGAGTGGTGGCGATCGGGTAGCCCGAGGGGCCGGCATCCACAAATGCGCTGCGCGCCATTTCGCCGCGATGCCAGGCGCCGGCGTCCACGCCGCTCACCGCAAGCGCCAGATATCGACTGTTCTCGAATCCGTCGCGCCGATCCGGATAGTCGAACCTGACTTCGCCGAACTCCGCGTTCGACGAGGCCATCACCTTGTCACCCTGGCTGGCTGCCAGTTCTTCCGCGAAATCGCGCCGGATCGGGCACGGAATCGGCTCCGGCTCCCCGCCGGGCGCATAGCGATAGAATTGTCTGTCCGGGCTCGCCCAGAACGCGGTCTGGCCGACCACCACCGCCGCATTCGGTCCGATCAGACCGCAGTTGCGCCCCACCCGCTCGAACCGCCAGGGTTGGTTGAGCGCGCCGACAAACGCGCCGAGAAACAGAGCATCGCCCGTCCACACCAGCAGGTACGGCCCGCACATTCGGCCCGCCACAATCCGTCCGCCGCCGGTCAGCACGTACTCCCGCGCCGTCGAACCCGAGGCCGTCGTCGACCACTGAGTATTGTCGCGGATCGAGGAGTGGCGGATGCAGAGCGGATTGAAGGTCCCGGAGACCTCCTCGCTGCAGCCCAATGCGAACACCTGATAGCCACCGCCCAGGGGCGCCACCAGCATGTGGGTCACCCGGGCCGGCGCGCCGGCAAGCGCCAACGCTTTTTGCGCGGTGTCGTTGGTCCAGGCGAAAATGGTCTGCCCACGTGGGCTCGCCAACAGATGCTGGCCCCAGGCTCCGAACGACCAGCTCAGCGGGAAATGGTCGCCGGCCGAGGCCAACCCAAAGCCGCCCACACCGTAGGCGCCGGTCCCGAAACCCGCCGAACCCGCGCCATGCTCGGCGCCGGCGGTGAAGCCGCTCGTCGGCGTGAGGTCGAACATCTCTCCGCCGCGCCACAGCGATAGCCCGGTGTGCGTCCCGAACGCGACATCCAGCACGCCGCCGTTATCGGTCCATGGGAAGAGTCCGCGGCAAACGCCGCTCAAGGTCGCACTGGTCAGCCGCTCCCATCCGCCGATCGTCTCCGGCCGTCCGAGCCGGAACCGGACGTTGGAACCGTCCGCCCATCGGCCCCCGGCCGCGAAGGTCGTATCGTCGCCGCTCAGGCCCGGCGGCAGCTCCAGAGGTATCTGCATTGGCAAGGTTCCCGCCGCCGACCGAACGGGCCGGCTTGTTTCGAGGCGCGCGCCCCGGCATTCATCGCGCTCATTGATCAGAGGCCCGGCATGCGTCGGCGCCGCCGCAGGACTGTCACTTGACCGAGACCAGCACCTCGACCGCCGTCATCCGCGCCGAGCCCGACGGCTACGACATGGGCAAGGCCAAGCTGATGGGCCGCCAGGCCGCCGGCCATGGCTTCCTGCGCGCCGCCGTCATGGGCCGTGGCGAGCATCCGATCTTTGGCTACACGCCCTCACAGGGTTCGGCCCGCGGCTTCGAACGCATCGTGGGCGAGATCGACCCCGCCGCGCGCTTTCAGTGGATCCCGGCCGACCAGCTTGAGCGGCTGGGCGACGTGGGCGTGCTCTATTTGGCCGACATCACCGTCGCGACCCATTCACGCCTGCGCCTCCGGGCCGGGATGGGAGCCTTCTCCCTATGCGGCGTCACACACACGACGGCCAGCGCCGGCGCCATGGACGAGATCGTTGGTCTGTTGCGTGAGCCGGTCGCCCCTTGGGACGCCTTGGTCTGCACCTCCACTTCGGTCGTCGAAACCGTCCGTCGCATCCATGAGGCCGAGGCGGATTACCTGCGCTGGCGGCTGGGCCCGGAGGTCCGCATCCAGGGGCCTCAACTCCCGCTCATTCCGCTCGGCGTCCACTGCGATGATTTCGAGATCACGCCCGAGGCCCGCGCCCAGGCCCGCGCGGAACTCGGACTGGATGACGACGTCACGGTCGGCCTCTTCGTCGGTCGCCTGGTGTTTCACGCCAAGGCCCACCCCTTCCCGATGTTCCGGGGCTTCCAACTCGCCGCCGAGCGCACGGGCCGCAAGCTGGCCCTCATCCTCTCAGGCTGGTTCCCCAACAAGGGCGTCGAGGACGCCTTCATCCAGGGCGCTGCTCAGTTCGCACCCGACGTTCAGCTGATCGTCCTTGAGGGGCGCGAGGCCGCCGCCAAGGCCCGCGCCTGGGGCGCGGCCGACCTCTTCGTCTCGCTCTCCGATAACATTCAGGAGACCTTTGGACTCACCCCGGTCGAGGCGATGGCCGCCGGCCTGCCGCTCGTCGTCTCCGACTGGAACGGCTACCGTGACACAGTCCGCGACGGCGTCGACGGCGTCCGGGTGCCCACTGCGGCCCCGGCGCTGGGCGGAGGCCAGGCCCTGGTTCGCGCTCTAGAGACCGGCGGCTTCAACTACGATCAGTATTGCTGGGCCACCGCCGCCACGATTTCGGTCGACATCGAAGGCGTCGCCGCCGCCGTGGCCGCCATGGCCGTCTCGCCGGACCTCCGCCGACGTATGGGCGAGGCAGGTCGCCAACGGGCGCGCGACGTCTATGACTGGCCGGTCGTCTACCGTCAGTACCAGGCGCTCTGGGCCGAGCTGAACGCACGGCGCAAAGCCGACACCGCCAACCCTGAGATCGCCGCGCGCCTCAAGGCCGCGCCCACCTCAGGCGCCAGCCGCCTGGATCCTTTCAACGCCTTCGGCCACTACGCCACCCGCCCGATCGGCCCGTCCGCGCGACTGGAACTGATACCAGGCGCCGACTCTCAGACGCTTCGGACCATTCTCAATCACGGCCTCTTCAGCGCCCTGTCATCGCCCCACGATCACATGGAGCGCGCCTTCGGCGCCATCGCGGCCCAGCCCGGCCTCACCGCTCGAGACTGCGCCACCGCCACCGGCGTCCCGCTCCCCGGAACGATCCGCGCAATCGGTCTCCTGATGAAAGTCGGACTGGCGCGACGCGTCTAGGGAGACGACATGCCTACGTCTGCCTGACAGCTACAACGTACAGTGAAATCCTACCGGGACGACCGTGGTTGCCGCCTGGATCTCCCCCCTGACCGCCCGCACCTGGTTCAGTCGAATTCCCCGCACCTGGGGTCAGGCCATGAGTTATGGAAGCAAGCCCGGCCGCACCGCCGCCGCCACCGCCGCCACCGGGTCCAAGGCCGCCGCCTGCGCCGCCGCCATTGGCACCAGCCGATCCAATGCTGCCGCTGTTACCTCCTTTGCCGCCAGAAGAAGTTGCTCGCCCACCGTCGCCAGTTCCGCCGGCGCCGCCAGCACCTCCCCCGACTATGCCACCCTTGCCACCACGGGCCAGTAACCTCCGTCCAACAGGCGTCGTGATCGTCGTGTCTCCTCCATCGGTGCCAGAGTTGCCTCCGGTTGCCGTACCTCCCACACCGATTGAGTAGGTTATCTGATCGCCCGGCTTGACTGGGAATTGATCATAGACGGCACCGCCACCTCCACCCCCGCCGTTGGAGGAGCCTATACCTGATGCTCCGGCACCACCGCCTCCCCAAGCGTACACCACGGCAGTGCCAGCCTCGGAGAAGGTCAAAGCCCCGTTGCCCGAGCTCCCAACTTCGAGACGCCGCATCACCCCGACCGTCTGTCGCTTTCCCCTCAGCCCTTGGCCCACCAGCCCCCTAAGCGTCTGTCCTTGCATCAGTAGTCCGCCCACTCGGTGGTGAAGGCGATCTGCTTGGTAGCGCCGATGGCGGCGTAGAGTTTCTCGCCGGCCGCCAGGATCAGGGGGTTGTCGTCGGAGTATCCGAAGTCCGTCGCCGGGGCCTCGGTGGTCTGAGCCATGGTATAGGCCGCCATCCGAGAGGAGCGGAAAAACCGCTTGATCGTCCCACTCCCATCCCCATCCCGAAAGAGTTGCAGTTGGGTGTCGGCCACGGTTTCCAGGGGGATGGCCGAGACCCGGGTCAGCCGCGCCCCATTGGTCCCGGCGGTGGCGATCACCTGGGTGTTGGTCGGCGCGGAATAGTTGCTGTTGGCGGTGGTGCAGAGCGCGCCGCCGCTCTTGGGGCCTTGCGGCGTCACAATACTGTTGGGGGTTACGGGCATGGATCCGGATCTCCTGATCTGCGGGTGTTCAGAGTGCGACGGCCATGGCGACGGCCAGGCCCTTCACGGCGGCGCCGTAGTCGGCGAGGTCGGAGGACGTCACGGCCTGCCAGCTGGCGTTGACGCCATCGGTGCGCACGAACTTGCCCGCCGCGCCCGCCTGGGCCGGCAGGGCTCCGGCGTTGTAGGTCCAGGCCACCCCCGCCACCCAGTCCTTGATCGAAGCGCCGCCATAGCCGGGCGTCTTCACCGCCCCGCCGTCGGTGGTCGCCCAGATCAAGTCGCCGGCGTCCACGGTCACGGTTTCCGCCGCGCCGGTCGTCAGCGTCACGGGCCCGCCGCAGGCGTTCCAGACCAGATAGGTCTTGGCCACCGGTGGCAGGGTCACGGTGAAGGGACCGGCGCCGCCGGTGAATTTCAGCGTCGCCGCGCGCGCGTCGTCTGCCGCCCCGTTGGCGGTCGAGAGTGTGACGGGCCCGGTAAGCGGCTTCAGGGTCCAGCCAGCGATGGCCTTGTCGGCATGGGCCAGCGCCGTGTTCAGCTTCTCGCCCCAGAGGTTGATGTTCTCGCCCGTGAACTGCAGCTCCAGCCGGAGCGATGGCGACCAGGATGAAGGCATCAGACGATCACGGCTCCCGTATCTTGGCGGATCCAGTTGGTCCCATCGGAGTGGGCCAGGATGTTGAGATCGCTCACCAGCAGCAGGGTGCGTGGGTGGGCGACGGCCGGCGGCAGACCGGCCAGAGTGGTGGCGAAGATCGGCGTTGGCGCGCCGGGCTGGTTCAGCCGGTCCAGTGCTTCCTTCAGCGCAAGCAGCGGCGCACGCAGCGCCTCCGGCGCCCCCGGGCCGGCGATCAGCATGCGCCCGCCAACTCCGGCAGCTCGGTGACCAGCCGGCTTGCCGCGCGGCTCCGCGCCGCCTTGGCGTTTAGCTCGCCCACCGCCCGCTGCAGCTTGGCCTCATAGGCCTGGGCCAGTTCGCCATCGCGAAGGAACGGGCCGGCCTCGCAGAGCGTGGCGAACAGGTAGATGTCGGCCGCCTCGTCCAGGAGCGCATTGGTCGGCGCTACGTTTGAAAGCGAGAACGCCTTGAGCATCCTGAGCACGAAGGTCGTCGGCGCCTCGCAGGGCCGGTCGAAGGTCACGGCCTGACCGTCTACCGACCAGGCCGCCGGCTCGCCGCGCGCCGTCCGGGCCCGTTGACGCGCGGCTTCGACAAACGGCAACTCCTCGCGGCCCTCGGGGCGTACGATCCAAAGCCGCAGCGGCTCGGTGAAGCCCGCCGGAAGCGGCGCGCTCCAGGCGCCCCCTGCGACGTTGATCGTCGCTTCGGTTTCTGAGAGCCGGGTCCGCAGGATGCGATTCAGCCTGGCTTCGGCGAGCGTGATGAACTCGGGGATGCGCGCGGTCAGGTCCCCGCGCACCAGCCAGCCGGCCGCGGCCGCCTGCAGCTCGGCATAGGTCGAGATGGCCATCGGCCTCTCCGTTTCGAAGGGTTGCTGGTTGTTCGGATCGGCAAGCGGCCGGCATTGTCACGCCGGCCGCCGCACCGTCATCGCGGCGCCGAACTCACCGGTTTGCGAGGCGGCAGGCCAGTTGCGGCCGGATGGTCTTGAAGCCGTAGAGAACATCCAGTCGGCACGGGAAGCGGTCGTTGTTGATGTCGTACTGCCGCACGATCCGCATCGAGATCCCGTCGAACACTTCGCGCGAGGCGAAATCCACGCCGCGCGGCATCACCATGTCGGCCGTGGCGAACGCGAACGCGCCCTTCTGATAGGCCAGCGAGACCCCGTGCGCGATCGAAGCCGCGCCCGCGAAGGTCACCGCCGCGCCGTTGGCCGGCGAACCCGACACCGTCTGCCCCGCTCCGCTCGTCACAATGGCCGGCGAGATCGGGAACGAGGTCGCCGTGGCGCCCGTCCCCACCACGAACTGCTGCAGCGCACCGGTCGCCTGTTTGGTCTCCGGATGCACCCGGAACACGCCCGCAATGGTGATGATGTCGCCCGGATTGGGAACCCCGGCGCCGGTCGAGACCGTCAGGGTCGCGCCCGTCTGACCGGCGCCATTCACCACGAAGGCGCCATTCGAGGGCCCCCTCGTGTGGCTGGGCAGCAACGTGTTCTCCATGAAGTCGAACCCGGCGGTCCGGCCCATGTAGCCCTCCCGGTTCTGGGTCGAAATCACCGCCTTGTCGTTAAACAGGCCCTTCAGGCCGTCCACGAGGTCCAGATTGTCCTGGGTGTTCAGGTTGCAGGTCCGCGCATTGAGCGGCGCCAGATTGTCGACCAGCAGCTTTCGCCCCTCCAGCACCCGGGCGAACGTCGCTGCGGCGGCGTGGTTGTTCACCTGGCTCCAGACGTCTCGATACATGCTCATGGCGTCGGCCTCGAGGGTCGCCGCCAGCACGCTCATCGCCGGCTCGAGAATCCGGTCGGAGAAGTCGTCCAGGGTCATGGTCAGATCGACCGAGGTGAAGTTCAGGTCGACACCCTTATGGGTCTGCACCTTCAAATCCACCGAGCTCTCGGTGGTGTCCTGGGCCGAGAGCGTCGCCCCGCTGCGCACCACATACTGATTGGGCAGCCGGATTTTCAGCGTGTCGCCCACCTTCGCGCCCTGCTGAGCAAAGCGGTCGTCATAGTCCCGCGTGATCGTGCCGACGAAGTTCAGCTTCTGGTGCAGCACGCGCAGCGCCTCCCGCGTCACGGCGGTGGCGGTCAAAAGGGTATTGGGCATCGGTTGTCCTTTGAGGAGGTTGAGGAATGCGCCGGACAGGCCGAAGCGCGGGCGAAGCCGCGCGTGCTCGGCCCGTCTTTCAGATGGCGCGGTGGGATGTCGCCCCGCCCGGCGTGCTCCCGCGTGGGAGGCCGGAGGGGCGGTCAGTCAGTTCGTAGAGCGCTGATCCGGCTCTGGGTCAGATGGGTTCCAAGTCCCAGATCGCCGGAGCCCGCGGGCTGTCACCCAGGCCCGGGTCGATGGTCAATTCCCACTTCGATGGCCAGCCCTCGAGGAAGGCCAGATGGCGCCCTTGCCGCCGGAGATGCCATAGCCCTCGCCGCAAGCGCGGCGCCCGCTTCCAGGCCGAGCACGGCGGCAACCGGGGGCCAGAGCGGGTATCGCCATCCCGCGGTTCTGCTTCGCAACTTCGCGTCGCACATCGTCGAACCCGGCCCGCTGACGGTGGAACTCCGTCAGATCTTCAGAACTTGATGCGGCCAACGAGCCGCCGAAGAAGTCGTCGTAGCGCCGTTGGGCAGCTGAGAAGCGTTCGCGTTCGACCCCACCTGGCGAGCGGCGGTACCAACGATCGAGCGCCTCGCCTACGAGTCGAGCCGGATCGATCGGTCCTGTCTGCATCTGGACACCGCGCGGGCGTGGGCCGACCGCTTGTTGAACGGCGGGCCCTTCCATCACCGCGCGCTCATCGCCTGCGCGTTCCGCCGCCGCATCCACTCCTTGGCCGCCAGTTCATCCCGCAGACCGCCGGCCCCGCCCCCGGCGCCGGCCACGCTCACCGCCGGGCGCACCTCGCGGGCCTTGGCGGCGGCCGCCTCATCGGCCGTCTGATCGGCCTTCCAGGCCTTGTGCAGCAGCGTCCAGAGCCTGGGGTCCGCGGCCTCGGCCAGTTCCTCCATCGTCACGCCGAAGGCCTGGGCATAGTCGACCAGCTTCGCCGCCGTCTCCGGCGACCAGCCCTCGATCTCCCGCCGCAGCGCCTGACCGGTCCGCGCCATGGCCTCGGCCGTCTCCCGCGCCCGGGTCAATTGCTCCTGCGCCTCGCTGCGTCCCGCCGCGTCGGACAGCACCTCGTGCGCCTCGACCAGCTCGGTCCGCCGCGCCCAGGCGGCCTCCGCGGCCTCCCGGTCCTGCGCCGCCCAGGCGTTCCAGTCGACGCCGTCATAGGCCTCCAGTTGGTCCTCGATCAGCGCCACCCGCATTCGGTCGCGGCTCATGGCGCGCTCCGCCGCAGACCCGGCCGCAAACTCTTCCCGCTCGGCGTCCAACGCCCGGCGCAGTTCGGCCAGCTCCTGGGTCTTTCGCGTATAGTCGGCGTTCATCATGAAGGCGCCGCGCAATGAGCCCGGCAGGGTATGCACTTCGCCGTCCGTTTCCAGTTCGAACGGCGCCGACGCCGCATTGGGCATGGCTTCGCCCGCCGCCGCGTCCACGACGGATTGATCTTCCATCTGCATGTCTGTCCTTTCAGGAGTGTCTTGCGGTCTCAGGCCGCAGCGCGCTGGGCGCGCATCCGCTCGGTCTCGGCGCGGAAGGCCTCGATCTCCAGCTTCCGGGACTCATGCGCCCGGTCCTGCCTGAGCGCCGCCGTTTCAGCCCGCGCGGCCGCCAGCGCCTGAGCGAGCTTCGCCTGCTCGGCCCGCGCCTGTTCGATCTCCGGCGAGGCCCCGCGCGCCGTCGGCGGCAGGCTGGCCGCGAGCCGCTCGGCGATCTCGTCGGCTCCGGGCCAGTCCAGGTTCCGCGCCAACAGATCGCCGATCAGCGGCGCCGCGGCGGGATAGGCACGGATCAGCTCGATCATCTGCCCGGCCGCCTCTTCCCGGCGGCTGGTGAAGCTCGGGCCGGACCGCACCGTCAGGTCGTATCGCCCGACCCCCAGATCATGGATCCGACCGACCGCTCGCAGCGTCTCGCCGCCCCGGCCTCCCGGCGCCACCGCCGCCGCGCCGGCCTTGCCGTCCGGCCCCAGTACCCGCACCACACGCGCGGTCGCGTAGACCTTCGGGATCAGGTCCACCAGAATCCGCCCCGCGTGCCGGATCGCCCGGCTCAGATTGTCGATGTAGTGGAAGGTCGAGACATCGCCCTCCCGCTGCCGGGCCAGGATCGCCCGCCCGCTCGTCTCGTTCGACCGTGCGCCCAGGCTGGCGTCGTGCAGCCCCATGATCGACTTCATGTCGTCGGCGGCGTTCAGCGCCTCCTGGAGCGGCCCTGCGGGCGCGCCGGCGAACGGCTGACGTTGCGGCGGCTCGGGCCCGTCATACTCGATATAGGCATGGGTCTCGGTGTTGGCGCTTGCCCACTTGGCGCTGTCCGTCTCGAAGGCGCCGCGCCGGCCAATGAAGGGCGCCTTGGGCGCCAGCGCCACCAGCTCCGTCGAGGCCGTCCGCCAGTAGTTGAACATCCGCTGGGGGTCCTTGGCGTCGCGCACCAACCCGCGCAGCCGCCGACGCCCGTCGACCATCAACTCCTCGCCAAAGACCGGCACGATCGGGATGAACCGCCCCGGCCAGTCCACGGTCTCCAGGACCTCCGTCCCCGAGACGATCCGCTGCGTCACCTTATGGCTCGCCACCTGGCGCGGTCGCCCTATGGGCTTCACGCCCAGCGCCTCAAACAAGGCCCGCTCCGCCCTGTAGGTCGCTTCTTCCACCACGCGGCCGTCCGAGAGCGCCAGCATGGTGCGGCTAACCCGCTCACGCCGCCACCACTCGGCGACAGCCACCCGATCACCCTCGTGGCGCGAGCCGGCGCCGATCGCGCCGTCGCCCGACCAGTCCGCCGTATCGGCCCCGGGCCAGCGGGCCAGGAACTCCGCCCGCTCCAGGTTCTCCACGACGAATGCAGTGTTCCAGTCGGCGCTGTCGGCCGCGGTCGAGTTGGGATCGCCGTAGATGCTGAACGGATTGGCCACCCGTTCGATCGCCAGCTCCTGGTCAAAGCCGTCGTCGGCCGCATAACGCGTGTTGATCCGGAAGTAGCCGAACCCGCAGGTCACCGCGAAGTCGAGCGCCGTGTCGTAGGCCACCTCGGCGTCCGAGCTCTGCTCCACATGCCGGATCAGCCCGTTGAACACTTCCGCCGTTGCCGGGTCGGCCTGGGAGTCCACCGGATGCACGTGAATCGCGGGCTTGTTCTGCCGCGCATCGTTTACAACCTGGCGAATGAACGCTGGCAATCTGTTGATCGTGAGACAAGGTCGACTCTCCCGCTCGCGCTGACGACGCACCGCGTCCGGCCACTGTTCGCCGAGCCTGGCGAACCTCAGGTCGTCCAGCGCCTCACGCCGATTCTCGGCCTCGGCGTCGCCGGCGCGCGCGAACGCCTCGCGCGCTTCTGAAAGCAGCTCGTCGTCGGACAAGGTTGTCAT